ATGCCAATTACATTTGATGCAACTTTTGGTGGATTAACTGCTGGTACAACATATTTTGTTAAAACTATTGCTAATGCTGCTGCATTTACAGTTTCTGTTGATCAAGGTGGATCACCAGTTCAGCTTACAGCTAACGCAAGTGTTACCGGAAATGCTATTATGAATCGTGTTGTATTAACAGCTAATGCAAATGTTATCGCAAGCAATGCAGCATTTGTTTATGCAAATGATGAAGCAGGTTACATTGTTCGTCAAAAAGGTAAACAAAAGTATCTAGTAACAGGTTCAACAAGTGGTTTGACAGCACAATGCTTTACTGCAAATGTTGCTAATACAGCATTGACACCAAACTCAATGCGTATTCTTGCTACATATGCTAATAGTGCTACTCAAACAGTTCAAAGTCTTTCTGACCACACTGGTGAGTTGTTTACTGCTACTTCAGGTCCAATTGCTACAGGTAATATTGTGTTCCAAAATGCTGCTCCAGTATTTGCAACATTCAATACAGCAGCAGTTGCTAATGCAGATGCCGGTCAACCGTATGAATTAGTTACTATTGCTAGTGCTTAATCATGGCAACAGCAGCAAGTAAGGCTACTAAAATGCAACCTGAAACTGAGATAGCGGTACTTCAGTTCCAAGTTAAGAGCCTCGAAGAAAAAATCGGGGAACTTAAAGTGGATCTGAAAGCATTACATGATGCTATTGAAGCTAATGCAGAAGAAACTAGGAAGATGTTGAAATCTATGCGTGAGCAGGATGTTAAAGAACATGCTGAATTAGCTAGTAAAGTATCAGCACTTGAGAAATGGCGATGGATGCTAATGGGAGCCGGTATAGTAATCGGCTCTATGGGTTTTCCAACAGTGTCAGCACTGCTAAAATAAAAAAAGAGACTTAGGTCTCTTTTTTTGTAAGTGTCTTTAATTTATCCTGCACCACATCAAAGTTTACTGTACTAAACAATCCAGGATGTAATGGCTTAGGATACTGATTGTCACCTACCCATGCATACCCGCAATGTTCTTCATTCAGTATGGGAACAAACTCATCACTAACTTCACAAAAAAATGTGTGATATGTGAAGGTATGATTAATGAATTTCTGTATAGGTACTAGTTTTGCGTTAGAAGGAAACAATCCAATCTCTTCCGTACATTCTCTAGCAATGCCCTCAAAGAGAGTTTCATCATCTTCTATTTTACCACCAGGAATACCCCAATTACCTGGATTCTTGTTGTCGGTACGCAATAGATATAGGTAACGGTTTGTTTTATTACTATAAAAGAAAACGCCTGCGGATGTATTGCTCATACTATGATTTATCACAGTATTAGATGACTATAGAATAATCACCTTCATTATACCAGCCTTCAAAACTCTTCATCCAAGTTCCATCAACAAAACGGTATTGCACATTAGTACTAAGATTAGTTACATATTCTAATGTAACTGGAGTAGTAGCTAGGCTATTAAAACTAACAAACCAAGAACTATCACTAGTCCTATACTCAACAATGTCATTTGCAAAAGCTACTAAATCTCCCCATGCAACCGTGCTATCTCCAGGTGATCCTATATTGTCAACAAGCAGATATCTACGACCATTGACTGGTCCAGGTAATCCTGCATTTGGTCCAGTTAATTGCGGATTGATTACTCCATCTACTGGGTCTAATGTATTTTGTGGCAGTGTATCTGGATCGATGTTATAGATTAATAATCTATCATCATTAGGGTTAGGTACGATGTTACCCACAATCTCATGGTCCATAAATGGATTCTCTAACCAAATTTGACTGATGCCTGGCTTAATTGCCCCATATACATTTAATACACTAGACCAATATATATCAGTATTAGGATTATTAGGTAAATCTAAATTGAAATTACTTGGATCAAATGCAACCGCTTGTGGTAATATTTGTAATGTATTACCTAACAACAATAATTTATATCCATATGGTGTTACTTTTTGTCTTGTGCCTACTAACAAATCATCATTCTGTATATCAGATAATGCATTAGCAGTAAAGATACTTGCTAATATTTTTTCAATAACACCAAATTTCTTAAGTTTAGCAGCAGTACTAAGCCATATAGGTATATAAAATTTCCATGTCATTACATCAATTGGATTACCTGTACCTTGTGGAATCTGTCTACTACTAAAAGTCAATCCATCTTGATATACAACACTTAAACTAGTCCAATCAATAAAGTTATCTGTACTTTGAATCTCTAATGCAGGATTAAATAGTGTTCCTAATTGCTCAATCAATTCTAATTTTTGATTATAATTAGTAGTCCAAAAATCAACAGACAATCTTAAAGTGTATGGCACAGGCATCAAGCGTTCAACATTAAATGCTTGCCCTTGTGTAGTTTCATATTGTTGTGTTTCATTATTATATGCTCTTTGTCTAACTGATACCTTGTCCACGAAGGTAGGATCTTGAGTTCTTTTTTGATCATATTCCAATGCAGTAATATAGTATGTTATTAATGGAGCACTTGGCAAATTACTAGCACTATTGTTAGCAATGATAGTGGCAGCTTGTCTGCTACTATCACCATACATAATAGGAACTCTAACTACAATAAGATTTCCTGCCGGGTCTTTGCCTTTAGTAACTTGCCAATTGCTAAAGATTTTTGCAAACTGTATTAAAAATCTGCGTATCTGATTATCGTAAAAAAATTCTGCCATTATATACTCTTTAAGTGACTGGTGGTAATGTATCTGGTGTCAATCCTAATATGGTTGACAATGCTTGTTTTTGTGGAACAAATGTGCCATTTGTCAGTCTTGTTTCACCAACGTTATTAATAAAGCCCGACAACTGTGATTGATTTTCTAAACTGAATCCAGATTGTGTTCTTATATTTTGAGATATTCTTACCCATAGTTTACCATCCCAACGGAATAACAATTGAGGGAAGTAATCAATACGTAAGAAATAATCTCCAACTTGTGGATTCTGTGGGAAACTTATTCCAGCACCAGTTGGGAATCCATTTGGTGCTTCTCCGTTTCCATCCATGTAGCCTGTTGTGTAACCAAAACTGCGAGGGCTACTACGTGCAATAAACTGAAATGCTGGATCGCAGTCTGCTCTCCAATCCATTTGTGTGCTGATAGTGCCAGTGAAGCCGGGTAGTTCTGGATTAGCGTCGGCAGTAGCATAAGTGTTATCAGCGGTACCATATGGTCCAGTAATTTGACCCATGGAATATACTGTTAATATTTTATCTCCGCTTACTGGTCCTGAATTAGTATCTGTTCTAACTGGAGCAAGAGTTAATACTTCTAAATTAACTGTATTGAATACATTTAATTTTTCATATTCCATATCCGCAGTTTGATCCCAGATATTTTTTACAATAGATTTAGAAATCTTAATAACCGGACTAGCATTTTTATACTTTGCATTACGCATCATCATAACAGTGCCTGTAGCAACCGGCGCACCTGATGAGTTAGTGTTAACTCCTACGGGTGGAGCAGGGTTATTGATTGCTTTAGATGGAACACCATCACTTGAGTATTCCCCGTAAGTAGGAACAATATATAGATTGTTATTATTATATCCTGACTTAGGTAATAGTCTTTCAGCTTCTTGTAATGCTGCATTGTTAATTGCAATGTTCTTGTTGTAAGTAGCAAGAATATCTTTGAGGTTACTTGCTGTATCTAATTCCCAGTATGTAAGATCGGGTGGAGTAATTCCAATTGGAACATCAATCAACGATTTATAGTTTTTGTCACCAAACGTAATTACATAACCAGCTGGATATGTTTTATCTTTATCCCATATTCCAAGATATGTATCTTGGTCTATCGGGGCACTTAATATCTGACTAAATTCCTCACTATCCACTAGTGGTTCACACTTGATACGCCATAAGTGCGGGAACCATGTTGGGCTGAATCCTTCACTAGCATAGTTAGCATCAGTAATCTGCATGAATCGTTTCAATGCAGTTGGTATAGTTTCTTTTAATGGATTGTAATCAAGTAGATGAGGTAACTCAATAACATCACCAACCATTAATTTTCTTCCAATCAAATCAATCATGTCGTTATAATGAACAGTGATGAATATGATATCGTTGTTTAAGAACAATCCAAATTGACTTAAGTCAAAGTCTAAATTCTGTACATTATAGTGGCCGCGCAAACGATAGATGTTTGGATCATATGTTCTGTCACGGTTTTCTAAGAATAACAAGTCTTGAATATTAGTTGGGGCTAATACATCGTATTCAGGTTGCGTATAATCTATAGATGGACCTTGATTTGTTGGACCCATATACTTATGTACATACAAATCCGTGGCACCTGCGGTGAACTGTTCTGATATTGTTCTATCAAAAAAGTTGTAATCGTTCGTTTTATTGGGACGCCAAAGCGATAGTCTAGGCATATTTATTTCACTTTATTACTTATTTATCGTAAATACAGACGAGGGCGTATTACCCAAACAGTTGACATTAAATGGTTCCTGTGTTATAATACGTATTCAATTGAAACTTTGGAGTAATATATGGCTAGAAAACCCACAGAAGACCAGTTTGTAAAAGCACTCAACCCACGTGATGCTGATACGAAATACATGGGTGAAGAACCCTTCTTCCCAGTGCAGCCCGATACTGAACAACGATTCTCGGCGCTTGCTAGAAGTTTCACATGGTACAACCGATTCTACAGTAAAAAAGATGCAAAAGAATTGTTGTGCCAATATTTGGATTACAACAAACGAACAGATGATGCTAAACTACTTAGAAAAGTGCATGAAAGCGAATTCATTATGACATTGTGCTGGGTCGGACGTATGACTATGCGTGGTCTACAATTGACTGAGCATGAAGAACTCACATTACAAAATGATATTAAAAGATTGGTAAAATCACTGACCACTAGTGAAGTAAAAACTAGTCAAACTAGTATTGTGAAAGAAGAAACTGTATCCACCCGACCCAACATTCAAGAAGTATTGCGTGAAAAAGCACGAGATGCCGCAGGTGAGATGGAAGGGATGATTGACGATTTTGTCACTAAGGGCAAAGCGTCAGAAAAGACAGTTGATATTGTTGCAAAATACAATGTCATGCCACAACATATCCCAATCATTGTTGAAATCTGGAAGCGTAAGCAAGATGAATTCCAGCGTCTAAGTGATGGTGACGAGTCATTGAAAGAAGGTTATGCGTTTTTAGGTAAGATTCAAATTCGTAACATTTTAAAATTCATTGACGGTGTGCTAGGTGACTTGAACAGTTATATCAGCATCAAGAAAGCAAGCAAGGCTCCGCGTAAACGCAAAGCAATCCCAGTTGAGAAGATTGTTGCTAAACTTAAGTACTTAAAGTTGTTCAAGGACGTTGCAGCTAAACTTGATTTAGTTAGTGTGCATCCTACTAAACTTCACGGTGCAAGTGAGGCGTGGGTGTATGATACAGGTAAGCGTAAACTGCATCATTACATTGCTGACGAGTACAGCAAAGTGTTCAGTGTTAAAGGTAACACCCTGCTAGGGTTTGATGCGAACACTAGCGAGATGAAAACACTACGCAAGCCCGGTGAGCAAATCAAAGAGGTGATGGGAAGCAAACCCGCTGCACGTAAGTATTTCAAAGATATCAAAGCAGTAGGTGCAGCACCGAACGGAAGATTTAACGAAAGCATGATTATTTTGAAAGCGTTCTAAAATGGATAGACAACATGTAAAAGTCCGAATGGATGAAATAATGGTTTTGATTGACAAGTCAATTGAATTGACTGATAGTAGGGAAGAAATGCTAATGCTAGCCTGTGCAATGCTACAGCGTACTGATGAAATTTTTAACAGTACGTTAGGTGAAGAAGGTAGAAAACAAATGTTTAAGGATTATGTATGAAGATTGATTTAAATAAATACCAAGAGTTTGTAGCAGCAGTCACTAGTAACCCCAGTGTTAGTTTGACTGCGTTCATAGACACCTGCGACCGATTAGATGCTAATTATGAAGTGTTTGACGGTGAATTGAAACATGGACCTGATGTTAACATCCCGTTACTGATTACAGCCTGTTTCGGATTAGCAGCAGAAAGTGGTGAGTTTATCGAAGTGCCCAAGAAGATTCTTTTTCAAGGAAAAGCACTTACCGATGATGCTGTTTACCATATGAAACGGGAACTAGGCGATGTTATGTGGTATTGGATTAATGCATGTCGTGCATTGAATCTAGATCCTAATGAAGTGATTGCTGAGAATGTAAGAAAACTAGAATCACGTTACCCCGGTGGACAGTTTGATGCATTTTACAGCGAGAATAGGCAAGACGGGGACTTGTAATGGGTTTAGGTCGTCCTAGTTGTGACGATTGCCATGTCTGGTTAATCTTATATTTAGGTGAAAGGTGGTTATGTCCAGTTTGCGAAAAAGAATCAAAACACGGATACACTCACCTTGATGGTAGAACACGGCTTGTAGATGAAACTGAAATACCTTTCTTGAGGTTCATGAAGGGTAAATCTCCCAATCCATAAGTTACCTGATAAATAATACTATTAGGTAACACTTATGTCAACATATCCAACCGCTAGTCCTCTTTCTACCCCATCTGGTCTAACTTTAGATGAGTTAAAAGAAGGTCTTTTCAAAAACATAGCATTTCGTTTAGGCGACGGTATTATTGATTTAGAATTGGACCCTCAACATTACGAGGCAGCGTACAACTACGCTATCAAGGTCTATCGTCAACGGGCACAAGCTGCTACAGAAGAATCTTATATTCTAATGACCATTGAGAAGAATGTAGATACTTACACTCTACCTGCTGAGTTTATCAATGTGCGTAGTATTTTCCGTAGAACGATTGGTTTAGAAACTGGCCCATCAAGTAGCAGTTTTGATCCGTTCAGCAGTGCTATTTTAAACACCTACTTGTTGAACTATAACTATGCAGGTGGTATGGCAACATATGACTTTTATGCAGGTTATGTTGAGTTAGCAGCAAGGATGTTCGGTGGTTATGTGACATACACATTCAACCCAGTGTCTAAAGTATTGCGTATTGTGCGTGATCCAAAAGGATCCGGTGAGCGTGTATTGATATGGGCTGACGTACAAAAGACAGAAGAAATATTACTGCAGGATCCTGGGGCTGGTGTTTGGATTGGTGACTTTATCTTAGCTAATCTTAAATTAATCATCGGTGAAGCCCGTGAGAAATTTAGCACTATCGCCGGTCCAGGTGGCGGCACGACATTGAACGGTACTGCTATGAAAGCAGAGGGCAAAGCAGCGATGGAACTACTAATCGAAGAATTGAAGAAATATGTGGATTACAGTCAGCCATTGACATGGGTACAAGGTTAACCTAAACTCTTTTCTTTTTCACATTACTGTAATATAATAAGTATGTTACAGGAGTTTTCTTTTATGATTATTGGCATCACTGGTTTGATTGGTTCAGGTAAAGACACGATTGCCGACTATCTCACAACACATCATGGTTTTAAACGAGTTAGCTTTGCTGCTAGTCTCAAAGATGCAGTAGCAGCAGTCTTTGGTTGGGACCGAGAATATCTAGAAGGTACGACAAAAGCTAGTAGAACATGGCGTGAAAAGCGTGACGAGTGGTGGAGCAATCGTCTAGGAATGGACATCACACCAAGGTGGGTACTACAATATTGGGGCACAGACGTATGTCGCAATCACTTTCACAATGATATCTGGGTTGCTAGCGTAGAACACAAGCTAATAAATACTAAAGAAGATATTGTAATCACAGACTGTAGGTTTGATAATGAGGTTGCTGCTATCAAAAATGCAAACGGAATAGCACTACGAGTAAAGCGCGGACCTGATCCTAAATGGTACGATGCTGCGGTATCATATAATAAAGGACCAAATGGCAATGCTAGTTGGTCAGTGAGTAAAACTAAGTTAGACAGACTAAAAATTCATGCTAGCGAGTATAGTAGTATAGGATTAAACTACGATTTCATCGTAGAGAATAACACTACAATTGACGATTTACACAATAAGATTTATGAGATAATTAATAGTCAATCTCAAGGTCTCCCCGGCGCCAAGTAACATCTTTTTTCTTAACTACTTCTACACAGTTTAAGCATATGCTGCGTAGATTAGTATGCTCAATGTGTTCTAGATTCCCATCAATGTGAAATACAGTTATCTGTGATAGATATAGACTTTTAAAGCCACATAAATCGCATGTGGCTTTTTTCTTGTAACCACTCTTAGTCCAGTTAGCTTTGAGTGGTTTTTGCTTTTTCTTTTTCTTACCGCATTCATCACATATGCTTCTATAATGTGTGACTTCATTGCGCTTATAGTTTACGGCCGCATGATTCCTGTTACATTTTTTACAGATTGGACGTTGAAGTATCATAATGTATTTATAGTTAACCTTCGAAGGTTTTATTATACCGACTTTTTTCAATTTATTCATAAATAATAGTATGCAATCAGGTTGTAAACCTCATAATTTTACTAAAGGAAAAATAAAATGGCATTAACATCTCCAGGCGTACAAGTAACAATCATTGACCAAAGTCAATATTTACCAGCCGCAACTAATTCAGTACCGCTAGTAGTTTTCGCAACAGCACAAAATAAATCAAATCCTTCTGGAACTGGTGTAGCTGCTGGTACTACTGCTGCTAACGCAGGGAAACTATATCAAATCACAAGTCAAAAAGACTTAGCAGATTTCTATGGGGTACCTTTCTTCTACACAACAACCAATGGCACACCTATTCAAGGTTACGAGTTAAATGAATATGGCTTATTAGCTGCATATTCTGCACTTGGTGTTACCAATCGTGTATACTGCTTGAGAGCAGATATTGATTTAGCCGCGTTCGTAGGTACAGTTGGTCGTCCGTCTGGTGCACCGACTGCTAATGAATACTGGCAAAATATTACTACCAGTGCTTGGGGCATTTATCAATTTAATGCTACCACTGGTACTTTTAGTGTAAAGACTCCTATAGTTATTAATGATACAGCGTATCTGACAGGTAATTATCCAGCAGATAGTATTGGAAATATTGGTGATTATTGTGTTGTTCCTAACTATAGTGCAAGCTATGGAGCCGGTAATCAATATTTTTATAAATCAATAGGTAATAATTGGGTATTATTAGGTAGTAGAAGCTGGGCAAACTCTTGGCCAACCGTGCAAGGAACAAATTCTAATCCTACATTAACCGCAGCCGATACTTTTATCATAAGTGTGAACAATTTATTTAATATTACAGTAACTGTTCCGGCTTCTACTAACAATAATGTTGCCGGTGTTGCAACAGCAATTAATAATTTAGGGTATAGTTACGTGAATGCTTCAGTTGTGTCAGGTAAATTAAATATATATTCATCACAACCTACTACAGATAATCCATATTTTGAAATTGTAACTGGGACAGGAACTGTATTAGATGATTTAGGTATAGATACAGGAATTTATTATCAACCAAAAGTTGAATATGGTACTTCAGCAGAAATGCCACTATGGACCAGTAGTCAACAATATCCTCACCCAACAGGTTCAGTTTGGATTAAAGTTGGGTCAAACGGTCTTGGTTTAAATCCTATTATATCAAAATATAATGCAGTGACTGCTGCATGGACTGCACAAACTGTCAATCTAGCAATGGACGATTGGGATATTGATTCTAGTTTAGATGCTACTGGTGGACAAGCAGTTCCGGTTGGAAGTATATATGGACAATACAATTCATTTAATAATTTAAATGGGGTAGGAATTGGGTCAACTTCTCCTACGTTCATTTTTACAAAACTAGCGGCTGGGCCTACAGTCTGTACAGGATCTGAAACTAATTTTATTGTTAATTTAAACTATAGCTTAGGTTCAGCAGTATTATATGTACAAACAAGTATTCCAAACAGTAACATATTATCAAGTCAATATCAAGTTACTATTCCAGATAGTTGTACTCCTACGCAATTTGTCACAGCTTGGTCTGCACAGAGTATAGACTATACTAGTGCTGAAGTCAACAGTGACGGAGCAATTGTATTAACTCACACTGAGGGCGGTCAAATCATATTAAATGATTACATTCAAACTGCAGGTGCTAATCAAGGTAAAAGTGCTGGTATTTTAACTCAAGTTGGATTAGACTATACTCTAAATACAGCTTATACAAAAATAGGGCCAGCCCAAACAAATGTTTATACTGGAATAGCAACAACAGGTGGAGCCGGCTCAAATTGCACAATTCAAGTTTCTACTAATGTTTTTGATACATATCAAATTACTGGAAATGGAGTAACCGCAGCTGGCACAGGTTATTCAGTTGGCAATACATTAACTACAAGCGGTGCTTTATTAGGAGGTTCAACTACTACAAATGATTTGGTATTAGAAGTTGTATCAGTAAATGGAAGCGGCGGAGTAACTGCGGTGACTTTTGTTTCTGGAAACGCAAATAATGTTTTCAATACACAAATAAGTAATTGGGGTTACTTAACATACACGATAAACGAAATAGCACCAGTTGCAAATCCAGCGAACGGAACACCATGGTACTATAGCGTGGTTGATGAAGTTGATATCATGGTTCAAGCCAATGGTCAATGGAATGGTTATAAAAACATAAATTATGATAATAATGGTTTCCCTTCATTTACAGGCGTAAATGCAACAGATCCAAATGGTCCTATCATTAGTGCTACTGAGCCAACTTTGCAAAGTGATGACACTGCATTAGTTTACGGTGACTTGTGGATTGACACAAGCGATTTAGAAAATTACCCAGTTATCAGTCGTTGGCAGTATGATACTGTCAGTGCAACAGATATGTGGGTATTGATTGATAATAGCAACCAAACTAGTTCAACTGGTGTATTGTTTGCTGATGCACGTTGGGCAACAAATGGCGTCACTAATGTGGTTGATGATCCTATTCCAACAATCACTAGTCTTTTAACTAGTGACTACTTAGATTTAGATGCACCCGATCCTGCACTATATCCAACTGGTATGTTATTATTCAACACACGCCGTTCAGGATACAATGTTAAAGAGTATCAATCAAACTATTTCACTGGCACAAAATACCCAGATGGTCCTCTTCCAACAGAGACTGCAACATGGTTAAGTGTAAGTGGTTTACAATCAAATGGTAGTCCATATATGGGTCGTAAAGCACAACGTCAAATGGTTGTAAAAGCATTGCGTTCAGCAATTGATACTAATACTGATTTGCGTGATCAAGATAACTTCTTTAACTTGATGGCTACACCTAACTATCCAGAACTACAACCTAACATGGTTGTATTGAACGCAGATCGCGGTGAGACAGCATACATACTAGGTGATACTCCAATGAGATTACCAGCAACTGCAACTGCAATTCAAGCATGGGCAACTAATGCAGCTGGTGCTACAAGTACAGGTGAAGAAGGTTGTGTAACACGCAATACTTACTTAGGTTTGTTCTATCCAAGTGGATTGACTTCAGACTTATCAGGTAATATTGTTGCAGTTCCACCAAGTCACATGATGTTACGTACTTTCTTACGCAATGATACAATTGCGTATCCTTGGTTAGCAGCAGCAGGTACACGTAGAGGTAACATTGACAATGCTACAAACATTGGATATTTAGATAGTACTACAGGTGAATTTATAACTATCAAGACCCGCTTAGGAATTCGTGATGTATTATATATTAACTTTATCAATCCATTAGTATTCTTCACTGGTGTTGGATTGTTAAATTATGGTAACAAGACAAGTTACGATAGTCAAAGTGCATTAGATAGAACCAATGTTGCTAGATTGATTGCTTATATTCGTAGGCAACTAGAGTTAGCGTCAAGACCGTTTGTATTTGAGCCAAACGATGCGTTAACACGTAATCAGATTCAAGGTGTAATACAAACATTGATGATTGATTTAGTTGCAAAACGAGGCATATATGATTATCTTGTAATTTGTGATCAATCAAACAATACTCCTGCAAGAATAGATAGGAATGAGTTGTGGGTAGATGTTGCAATCGAACCAGTCAAGGCAGCTGAATTCATTTATATTCCAGTTAGAGTATTAAACACAGGTGAGATAAAAGCATTATAAGATGACCCCGAAAGGGGTTATCTTTGATTTAAGATAAATAATATTAACAGGAGAAACATAAAATGGCAACAGCCTCACAATCATTGTTCAACATGACAGTAGCATCTGATAATGCCGGCGGCAATCAGGGCTTATTAATGCCTAAACTACAATTTAGGTTCAGAGTAAATTTTTTAAATATTGGAACTGCTGGTGATACCGTAAGTTTAACTAAGCAAGTTATTGACTGCGCTAGACCACAAGTACAATTTCAAGAAATAACAATACCAGTATATAACTCAACTATGTATTTGGCAGGTAAAGCAACATGGCAAACACTTGCTATTAACATTCGTGATGATGCATCTGGTACTGTGTCTGCATTAGTAGGACAACAATTACAGAAGCAAATGGACTTTGTTGAACAAGCAAGTGCAGCTAGTGGTCAAGATTATAAATTTCAAACTGATATTGAAATACTAGACGGCGGCAATGGAACCCAAGGTCCTGTTGTGTTAGAAACATGGGAATTATATGGTTGCTTTATTCAAACTGCAAACTATAACACATTGAACTATGCAACTAACGAAGCAGTAACTATTGCACTAACATTACGCTATGATAATGCAATTCAATCAGCTGGTGGCGGTCTAGTAGGTGTAGGTGAAGCTATTCAGAGAACAGTTGGAGATATCGCTACTGGTATTGGTGGTAGTCTATAATATTTTAGTTGGCTATTAAATATGGCTGATACTTTTAATAACAATAGTCTACCTAATAATATACAGCGTGTTTTGCCAAACCGTCCGGGACAAACCACATCCGGGCAAGCTACCTTGCGTGATTACACTCACGCAAGTAAAGTATTTAGGGGAGGCGGTGGCCCTGGCTTTAAAAACGGCGATTATCGAAACGCCCCCAAATTTAAATACTTATTTCATGTTTATTTCAAAATAAACCCTGAAGCATTTCCGGGCGCAGTTAGTAATGATTACGGCGTACTAGTTAAATCAGTTAAACTTCCTAGTTTTAATATTGAAACTGCTATACTGAATCAGTACAATCGTAAGAGAATTGTACAAACAAAAATCAAATACGATCCAATAGATGTTACATTTCACGATGACAATGGTTCAGGATTGGGCACGCCTAATCTAGGCGGAACTATAAGAGCATTGTGGAAAGCATATTACAATTATTATTACTTTGATGGTACAACTCCTGAAGTAGTATTTTCCGGTAACAGAGGTGCCGGTGGCACCCCAGTACAAGGTGGAGGCGGCACAATAATAATTCCAACTGAAGCTAGATACAATGATAGAACACAATATAAACCTTCTAATACAGGGAACACTGATTGGGGTTATATAGGCGAGAATCAAAACGCAGATGGAGTTAAAATTCCTTTCTTTAAGAATATCACTATCTTTGGATTTAACCGTCATCTGTTTTCTGCTTATACTTTAATAAACCCTATCATAACAAGATTTACACATGATACATATGACTATGCTCAAAACACAGGCACTATGGAAAATCAAATGTCCATAGATTATGAAACAGTAGTTTATAACGAAGGTGCAATCGATGGGCGGGATCCAAGTAATATACCTACTGGATTTGGTGATGACGGAAGCTATGATAGACGATTAAGTACTATAACACCTAAGGGTGCAAATGGTCCTGTTCCCGGACCACAAAATTTAGTAGATAGTGCAGGCGGCGCAGTTACTAGTAGTACAGGAGCAATAGTAGGCTATGGGTATGGTAGTGGCAGAAATAACCCTAGTGTAGTTGCGTATGATTCAATTAAAAATCCTAATACATTAAATGTAGCACCTTCGCCAGTCGTTGCTGGATTGCCAAATGGGGTAGAACAAAGCAATACTAGAAATAATCCATTCACATTCCCTGCTTCGGGTGAAACTACTGCAACAGAAAATAAAGCAAGTCAACCTGTAAACGCACAACAAGGCCCTGAACAATTAGGAGCCAAACCAGCTGGATATCAAGTTCCTAGTTATGCGTTCCAACAATATGGTAAAAATAGAAATCAAATTATTGATTGATAAATAAAATATGGCAAGCGTAATAGACAACCGTAAATCTAACTCAATAGATAAAACAATCAGAATTTTTGATTCGTTTTATTCTTTTAACCTCATAGTTAATCCTAATGAGTATGATATCGTACATTCATACTTTACTTCAATATGTGATTCAGTAGATATAGCTGATAATTTTACTGTTATTTTATTCAGAATTTCACAACAAACTCAAATACCAGTTCTTGATTTATTAAATCAACTTAAGGGTAAACAAAAGATGGAAATAAATCAAATACTTGCATACTATCTTAATAGTTTTAAAAACAAAACTACACTGTATGGTACTAGTGTTTTACCAAGACCAAATCAATCAGTCGCACGAAACATTGTGCAATAATCATGGCTAATTGGGCACAAGGTATATTTACTCCTAAAAACCCACAAAAGTATGTAGGTAAGCATAAACCTAAATATAGATCAGGGTGGGAACTAACATTCATGACCTTTTGTGACACTAATAAAAACGTGACACATTGGGCAAGTGAATCAATGGCTATCCCATATCGTAGTCCATTAGATGGTAAAATTCATAATTATATACCAGATTTTTTTGTTGTATATCAAAACAAGTATGGCAAACAATTAGCAGAAGTTGTAGAAATTAAACCTAAAAAACAAAGTCTGATTGAAAGCAGAGTAGCAAGCGCAAGAGATAGGGCTGTGGTAGCAGTAAACCATGCTAAATGGCAATCGGCAATGGCATATTGTAAAGTGCAAGGTTTTTCTTTTAGAGTAATCACAGAAGATGACCTTTTTAGAAACGGGTCACGAAAGTAACTAAATACTTTTATGACCAAAAAACTAGAAGAACTCTTTGAACTTCCCCAAGACGATATTGACAGCTTGGCAAAACCAACCCCAGACAATGCACAGGAAATCACCACTGAAGCATTAGATAGTCTATCAAAAATAGAACAAGCATTACCTCAAGTACGTGGATTAGAAGCCGCAGATGATGAGATGGATAGTCTTGCTACACTAGCACAAGATAGCTATAAAGACTTGATGGACTTAGGGATGCAAGTTGACAGTAGATATGCTAGCGAAATATTCAATGTCGCTGGAACTATGCTTGGTCATGCAATCACAGCAAAGACTGCCAAACTAAATAAGAAGCTAAAGATGATTGATTTACAGCTAAAGAAAGCACAATTAGATCAAAAAGAAGCAAGTAGAGAGAAAGAGATTGAAGCTACTCCTGTAGGAGAAGGTAGAGAACTTGACAGAAACGAGTTGCTTAAGATGTTGGCATCAAAATCCACTTAAAAAGATAAATAAGATATACAGGAATAAAACATGCGAAGCCTTAAACAACATATTATGGAAAGTATACATACTTACAATTATACTATCAAAATTGCCGGCACCATTGATAAAAACTTTATAGATATGTTTAAGTTCAATCTAAAGAAGTTTGACCCAGTGGAAATAAGTGAACCAAAAAGTACCCCAATACAGAAATCTCCATATGGTTTCCCTAATTTAGAGAATGAAAGTGTAACATTGATTAAAGCTGAATTTAGATATCCAGCTACAGAACCAATGATACAACAGATTGCTCAACTATGTGGTTACAATGTTAACATGGTGCGTATGGTATCTACTGACTATGATGAAAGTGTTGATAGTGAAATGGCTGGATATGAGGACGAAATGAAAAATAGCCCATTGCTTGACCAAGAAAAAATGGGTGAGCAACCAGATGCTAAAGCAGCAAGCAAAGCATATGGTGATTCATATTTACAATCAATCAAGGAACAAACTAAAGACAGTATGATTGATATTCCTTACGCAGGAAAAGAAACACCAGATTCGTTTGACCCGTTCAAGCCATATCTAGATGATAAGAAAATGGGCGATAAAAGTCCAATGAGTACTATTAAGATGCCACCAAAGCCAAAGACTGGCGCAGCATATAACCGTTAAGGAAAAGAAAATGGATATTAGAGATATATTAAAATCATTTGACCAATTAAGCGAAAGCGGATCAACTATTCACAAAGCAGGCCCTGGCGGTTATGGAAATAGACACGGTTCAGAAGATGTTACCGATCAATACGGTAAACCAATTGGTCGTGCAAGTCTATCTAAGATGAGTGATGCTCCTGCTGTTAAGCGTGGCAAAGGTCGTCCTCCAAAGGCCGCTGATTCATCAGGTGAAGTTAAAAAATATGATAGTTCAGCATTAAGCCAAGCAATGGGTATGGGTAAAGCACCTAAGCCAAGTGGCAAGCCTAGTGTTAAACATAGTCTCAAAGAATACTTTGATAATATGGACAAAGCAGTAAATGAAGCAGGGTTAGCCGTACAACCAATGCCTGCTACAGCACAACAAAAGCAACAACAACAAATGGCATCAAAACCTGCATTTATGATTAAAGATCCTGCTAATCCTAATATGCCAGCTATCACTACACAAGACCCAGCCGTAGTTCAAGCTGCTAAGAATGGTACAATGTCAATGCAAAAGCCGGGCGCAGCTCCTACTCAACAAACTCCAGGTGCTACCCCTGCAGCAGGTGCAGGTTCACAAGTTGCACCAATGAAAGAAACAGGCGATAATTGGATCAAAGATGCTACCAAAAATAAAGGTGCATTCACTGCAAAAGCAAAATCACATAATATGACTCCTGCTCAGTTTAGAGCAAAGGTGTTAGCACACAAAGAAGATTATTCGGCTAAGACAGAAAAGCAAGCACAACTTGCTAAGACATTAAGCAAGATGCATGAAGCTGATGCGCCACAGCACTTTGCTCAATCAAGTCCACTAAGCACTCCTAGTCGTGATGTATTAGAAGGCAAGAAAGGTGTTAATCCTTTCGCTAAGAAAGAAGTAAAAGAAGCTGCTAAACCAGACTTCTTAGATATGGATAAAGACGGTGACAAAAAAGAGCCAATGAAAAAAGCCGTAAAAGATAAAAAGAAAGTGAAAGAAGGTATGGAACACGGATTACAAGCAGCAAGGCTTGAAGGCAAAAGTCATGCTTTAAGAAAAATGCCATACATTTGCACACACGATGATATGGAAGAAGCAAGACATTATCACGACGGCTTTAAAGAAGGACTAGATGAGTGCTATGGTCAGATGCCAATCTTAGGTCGTACAGCAGTTGATGAAGTATCATCTGAAGTAGGCACAATGGCTAGCTATGGTGCTGATGATATGGGTATGGACGAAGGCAATGCTTTCACTGCCGGTCTTGCTAAAACACCACACGGTAGTAAATTTAAAGTAGGTGGAAATACATTTACTGATAGAACACGCTATGATTCAAATTTAGAAGAATTTGCATTTGAATCATTGGACAAGCAATTGAATGCACTACTTGAAAGCGAAGAAAAAGTTTCAGAAGGCATGACTGTTTCAATCAGCAAAGGTCAACAAGGATCTCCTGATTCAGTAAGTGTATCAGCGCAAGACGGTGAAGCAGACCAATTATTATCTATCATCAAATCAGCAGGCATGGGTTTATTTGGTGGTGATGAACAAAATGGGTACGGCGCACCACAAGGCTCAACACAAGCACCAGGTGGAATTGAAGTAGTTGATGACCATGACGGCATGATGGCATTGATGAAGAAGTTATCTGGCGGTGAGATGCAAAGTGGTGGCGACTACGCAGATGAAGAAGGGTCTGAAGAAGGTCACATGCACGGTGAAGAAGAAACTTGCAATGAATGTGGCGGTATGATGGAAGAGAATCATCAATGTGGTTCTGGTCAACAATCAGTTATGGGTGAACAAGAATCAGAAGATCAAATGGAATTTGAAGTTGCTGAAAATGCCCCGGATTCTGGTGCTGATAATACTAATGCTGATGTTGCCGGTAATGCAGCAGCTAACAGTGCATTAGCAACCGCAGATGCAGGAGAAGATGAAGAAGAAGGTCAAATATATTCAAAACCAGTATCTGAAGATGGCGATGACGAAGCTGAAGCAGAGACTGATGCAGATGATACTGAAAACGTAGCAGAAGGTAATGCAAATGACACTTGCAAAAAATGTGATTGCAGTCCTTGTAAATGTGAAACAGTAGCAGAATCTTTTGCTAATCTTTACAAGAAATTAGCATTCTTATCAGAAGAATCTACTAGTGAGAAAGATGACAAAGCAGAAAGAGCCGCTAAAAAAGTCGCTAAAGATATCGAATATGACGAAGGTCATAAAGGTAAAGATGATGACAAGGCAGAAGAAGCTGGTAAGAAAGTAAAAAAAGACATTGAGTATGATGACAAGAAAGACAAAAAAGAAAAGAAGCTAGACGAATGGGCTAATGAAGCCGGTAAAAACGGCACAGATGCAGCATTTGAAGCTGACATTGACTTTATGACTAAAGTTATCAGTGGTGGATTGAATAAACAAAAATCTACTGGTCAAACAACTATTCCAGTTGTGTCTGGTCAATCATCTCGCATGGGAGTTGATGGATTAGGTAGCCCAATGAAAGAGTCTACTGATTTGTTAAAAGACTATTTAAAGTTAAGCGGTCTATAACAAAACCGTACTTAAAATGCCCGGCGATAGTCGGGTATTTTTTTGGTTCACCGTTTCTTAAAAAACGATAAATACATTATAAATAGGTAACACAAACATGAGCCAACAAAACATAGACTTTGGAACGTTTCCAGATGATCCTTCAGCAGATGCAATACGCACAGCCTTCAATAAAGTACAGAACAACTTTGACCAACTTTTTGGTGCGAACGCAAATACTACTGTAACTTCTATTAACAGGACACCAGGTGCAGGTATTACAGTTAATTTCCCAACTGGCAATGTTGTAGTTTCTGCCAATCTTGCATGTTTACAAGTTTCTACTAGCACATTAAAAATGGGTAGGGGCGGTAATACTGGAAGCAATGCATTAATTACACAGTCTAGTCAGACATTAGTAATTGATATTAATCCTGACCAAGTATACTCTAACTATTTTGCCGATGTTAATAATGGATTATCAATTTTTAATGGTAACTTATCAAGCAATTCAAATTATCAAGCTAACTTAACAAGTTTTGGAAATTTAACTAGTTTGAATGTTGCAGGTCGTGCAAATTTTACTGGTTCAAATACATACATATCTAGCGTAAGTAATTTACATATCCCGGGCGGCGGCGCTGGATATACTATCGTTACTGACGGTGCAGGTAATTTATCTTGGTCAGCGGTTACAGCAGGTAATGGTGTTGCCGGTGGTAATGCTGCCGAAGTTCAATTTCAAGGTAGTGGAAGTAATTTAGGTAAATTCTCTGGTAACTCAGGATTTACTTTTACTACCGCAAACGGTTTATTACAAACTCCATTGTTAACAGTAGCGGGTAATACAATCAGTGCTAATTTTATAGGCACATTAGCAAATGGTAATAGTAATATTTCTATTACAAATAATTCAAATATTACATTTACTGCCATTAGCAATAGCACAATGGTAGTTAGTGACACTGGTGCTAATATTACAGGTACTGCTAATATATCAGGTAATGCTAATGTCGGTAACATAGGTGCTGAACAAGGTATATTTACTACTAGTGCTAATATTCCATTAATACAAAATGGTAATAGTAATGTTACTATAGGTGCAAATACAACAGTTTCTATCTTTGTTGCAGGCAACACAACTGCTACAATATCAGCTACTTCAACTGGTGCAAACATTTCAGGTATAGCAAATATTACTGGTGATATAGTTACAGCAGGTAATATATCTACTACAGGTGGCAATGGAAGAGTACAAGCAAATAATTTTAATATTACAGGGGCAGCCACAGGTAATGCTAATGTATCAACTATAACTGGTAATTTAGGTATTCGTGCGTTATCCAGTACATATACAGATAATGTAGCATTGGCAAGTGCAACCATAACAAATGGTGCAATACATGCAATTGCTCAGCCAACACTAACAGCAACTAACGCAACAGTGACATTTACAAATGCAGCAACTTTTTATATAGCAAACAGTCCAGCAAATTCAGGAACTACATTAATTACTAATCCATATTCATTGTACATTGCAAATGGTAGTACTTACTTTGGTGGCGCTAATAACTACATGGCAGGTAATTTGATAGTTGCAGGTAATACAACATATTATAATGTTGATTCATTCAATGTCGAAGATCCAATTATATCATTGGGCGGCGGCGTTAATGGTGCACCATTAACAAGTAATGACGGAAAAGATAGAGGTAGTGCATTACAATATTACACTACTACTCCGGTTACTGCGTTTATGGGATGGGACAATAGCAATAGCGAATTTGCATTTGGTAGTAATGTAAGTATTAGTAGTGATGTAGTAACATATAATAATTTAGGTAATGCTAGGGGTTTAAGTTGGTTAGGTAATGTAGACGGGTCATATGCTAACCTTAGTGGCGATTTAACTTCTGCCAATGCTAACTTAGGTAATAGTGCAATTGCCAATTACTTTGTAGGTAGATTACATGGTGCAGCTAACTCAATTGCAAACGGAACCAGCAATGTCGATATTAGTACAATCAATGGAAATATTACAATTGGGGTAGCGGGTAATGCAAGCATAGTAACAGTAACTGGCACTGGTGCCAACATTACCGGTACATTAAACACCGGGACAGGAAATGCTAATGTTGGTAATTTAGGTACAGCTACTGCTATCATTACTACTGGTAACATTACTACTATCAACAGTAGTTTACTACAAAACGGAAATAGCAATGTATCAATAACTGCCAATGCTAATATTGCTATTGCAGTTACAGGTGCAAACAGATTAGTTGTTACATCAACTGGTGCTAATATTACTGGTACAGCAAATGTATCCGGTAATGCTAATGTACTTAATTTAGGCACAGCACAAGTATTAGCAAGTGCTAATGTAACAAGTCCTCAATTTATATCTAATATAGCAACTGCGACTGGTGCACCATTTAGTGTACAAAGTACCAATCGTGTAGCAAACTTAAATGTTTCATATGCTAATGTAAGTGACTTTAGCGTGGTAACAACACAAACTACTGGTACATGGAATCCAGTATTTGTAAGTGCAAGTGCTAGTGGTAATTATGCTCTTGGAAGTAATACACTAATTAGTGCTAACTTAGCGAATGGGGCATTGATTGCTACTACATTCGTTGGTAATATTACAGGTAACATAGGCGGTATACTAGCAAATGGTAACAGTAATATAAGCATCCCATCATCAAATGGCAATGTAAACATTACGGCAGCAGGGGTTACTACAATTATAGCAACTGGCACTGGTGCTAATATTACTGGTACATTAAATGCAAATGGTAATGCTAATGTAGGTAACTTAGGCACGGCGCAAGTATTAGCAAGTGCTAATGTAACTAGTCCACAATTTATATCTAATGTCGCCGGCGGTACTGCACCATTTGTTGTAACAAGTACGACACAAGTAGCTAATCTAAGTGTAGCAACAGCAGGCAGTGCTACTACAGCAGGCACTGTAACAACTGCGGCTCAACCAAATATTACAAGTGTTGGTACATTAACATCACTTGGCGTTAACGGCACAGTAACTGCGGTAGCATTTACTGCAAATACAGGTGTATTTACTGGTAATGGCAATGGATTAAGTTCGTTGGTCGGTGCTAATGTTACTGGTACCGTAGGTAGCGCAACTAACGCTGCTGCACTATTACAGAATACATCTACTTCTACGACAGTATACCCAACATTTTCTACTTCATCAGCAAATGGTAATTCATCTGCGGTAATCAATACAAGTATCAGTGCTAATTTAGGTAATGCTTCTATTACTGCTACTACATTTGTTGGTGCATTGTCAGGTGCAGCAACTACTGCTGGTACCGTGACAACAGCAGCACAGGGTAATATTACTAGTGTTGGTACATTAACATCATTGGGAGTTAATGGTACAGTCACTGCGGTTGCATTTACAGCAAACACAGGTGTATTTACTGGCAACGGCAATGGATTAAGTTCATTAGTAGGTGCTAATGTTACTGGAACCGTAGCCAATGCAACATACGCTGTAAGTGCAGGTAGTGCTACTACAGCCGGTACAGTAACAACTGCCGCTCAACCAAATATTACAAGTGTCAGTACTTCATTCACAAGTCTTACATTTGCTGCCAATGGTAATATCACAATGAGCGGTGGTTCATCACAACTAGCAGGTGCTAATTTATTACAAGCCAATTACGTTCAAGCCACATTCAATACTGCAAGTAATGGTCAACCTAATGTTACATCACTTGGTACATTAACAGGATTAAATGTAAATGCAACAGTTACGGCCACAACATTCACTAGTAATGTAGCAACAAGTACTGCACCACTAAGTGTACAAAGCACTACCCGTGTAGCAAACTTAAATGTTGCATATGCTAATGTAAGTGATTTTGGTGCAATTACAGCACAAACAACCGGTACATATTATCCAGTAGTTATCAGTGGTAGTACTAGTGGAAATTATGCACATGCGGTTGGTCCAACTGGTATATCATTTAATTTGGCAACCAACACAATATCTGCCACCACATTCTCAGGTAATGTAACTGCGAGTGGAACTGTTCAGGCAGCAAACATAACAGCTACTGCTTACATAACACGCGCTGTTACTACTGGTATATCTGCTAATGGAACAACACAAGCACAAGCAACAGGATTAACTACAGAAATTAATATAGTAAGTACAGTGAATTCTGGTACAGGTGTTAGATTACCAGCAGCAGTAGCAGGAACAGTAGTTTACATTACTAATAATAGTGCAAATAGTTTGTTAGTATATCCACAAACCAATGGTATAATTAATAGTCAAGCAGCTAACGCAGCATTTACGCAAGGGGCTAATGCTACATTACAATACATGGCTCCTACTACTACGCAATGGTATACAATAGGTGCAACATACGCATAATAGGAAATAATATGGTAACATTAGATTTATTAACACATATGTGTCCAAAGACAAAAGTAAGTATACTTGAGGGATACTTAGAACCACTAAACACAGTGGCAGAGTATTATGAGATGAACGATAATCCTGCACGACTAGCAGGCTTCTTAGCACAGACAGCACACGAGAGTGGTGGCTATACTGCTATCAAAGAAAATCTAAACTATAGTTCTAAGGGTTTACGTGGTACATTTGGTAAATATTTCCACAATGATGAAATAGCAAATCAATATGCTAAAAAACCAGAGAAGATTGCTAACCGTGTTTATGCTAATCGCATGAAGAATGGTGACGAGTCAAGTGGTGATGGATATCGTTTTTGTGGCCGTGGATTGATTCAATTGACCGGGCGTGATAACTATACAAAATTTGCAAATGATTTAGGAATGAGTTTAGAAGATACAGTAGCTTACCTAGAAACACCAAACGGTGCTGTATCAAGTGCAGGATGGTTTTTGGATAACAATAAACTAAATCAATATTGTGATAGTGGTGATTTCGTGACACTAACCAAACGTATCAATGGTGGTACTATTGGGTTAGAAGATAGGAAGCATCACTATGACATAGCGATGCATTACTTAACAACATAACATGGCACAACCAACTTGGATTACACCAGCAGGCTCTTTAGGATCATATCCTTACGGATATTCAATATCATTTTCAATATTAGCAGAGCCAGTAAGCCCGGCTGTTACGGTAGGATATATATTATTAGCAGGCACATTACCTGACAATCTATCATTAAACTCAGTAACCGGTTATATAACTGGTATCCCTGTACTTGTTTTACAAGATACTACCACTGTATTTACAATAAGAGCAACTGATAATTTAGGTAACATAAGAGATAGAACTTTTTCTATATTGATTTCAGGTTCAGCATTGCCTCAGTTTACTACTCCAAGTGGTATATTATTATCTACAATAGATAGTGTTTGGACTCAATTACAAATAGAATACACTGATCCAGATACATCAAATCCTGCTGTAGTTGAATTGCAAGAAGGCACAATACCACCTGGATTAGAAATTAATTATAAAGGATTAATTCAAGGTTATCCTAATCCTCCATTGAGTGAGGAAACATTGCCAATTGTTACCACACTTGCAACATCGACCTTAGCTGCAAATGATTATGTGTATTGTTTAACTGTATCCGGAGTGACGCCCGGAAGACCTGTTTATTTTACTGGTGATACTATCAGTACTATTTCACCCGGTCAAGTATATTATGTTAAAGAAGTTGATACTACATTGAATGCATTTTCAATATCAGTATCTCAGAATGGTAGTACATTTTCATTATCAGATGACGTTGGAGCAATGTCGGTAACATTACCACAAACATCAACTGGTTCACCTACAATTAGGTCATACAATTTTGTGTTAAGATTAGTTAGTAGATTAGGCAATACTACACAATCATATTCAATAACAGTTATAAATCAAAACTTATCAGTAAGTCAAGGTGGTCCAGGTAACCCACCAAATACTAGACCACCTACTATATTGAACACACGACCATTGGTTATCAATCCTCCAGATACTGATATATATTATGGTTATTATCTGTTACCACCTATACCACCTAGTCAAAATGCAGAAATAGGTACTGCACAAAGTGACAACTATTTTGCATTTAAATTGATTGGGTATGATTTTGACAGCAACGACCTTTCATATATTTGCACTGGTTTGCCGCCAGGAATAACATATAGTAGTACTACTGGTTGGATAACAGGTACACCCATATTATCATTACCGGGAATCAATACTTATAGATTCACCGCACAAGCAGTTAAAAAAGGTAGAGAAAATATAGGATCTCCCGTCTTTAACTTTGGATTTAATCTTGCATTAGATATAGTAGGTGATATAACATGGGTAACTAGTTCTAATTTAGGAACTGTATTCAATGGTACACCCAGTATATTAAAAGTATTAGCAGAATCTGATGTAAGTTTACAGTATAGAGTAGACTCTGGAACATTACCTCCTAACTTAATATTGTTAGATAACGGGGAAATAACGGGAATCGTAGCTAATCAACCAACAGATGTATTCTTAGAAGGTGGAATGAGTACTGATTTTACATTCACTATACAAGCATATTCTCCTATTTATTCAATAATACAATCAACTAAAACGTTCACTGTTACTGTTTATCAAGAATATAGTCAACCAACTGATATACTTTATATTGAAGCAGCACCAAGTATACAAGATAGACAATTGTTAGCTACTTTATTAGATAATGACGAACTAATTCCACCTGCTGTAATATATAGACCAAATGATGTTTATTTTGGTAAAGCAACTAGTATTATATATGAACATGCGTACGGGATTTATGCTAGTGACATACAACAATATATTGCTGCTGTAACAAGAAATCACTATTGGAGAAATATAATATTAGGTGAATTAAAAACTGCTGTAGCAAAAGATGAAAACGGCGATGTAATTTATGAAGTAGTATATAGTAGTGTAATAGATAATTTAGTCAATCCACAGGGTGTTAGTATTGAGAGCAGTATATATTGGCCAAGACCAATAAACTTAAATTTAGGCCCATGGTATACTAGTGTAACAGATATTTTTACAAGTTTCGCTGACGATTTAACTGGCAATTTAGAATTTTATACTAGTTTAACGCCTGGATTTGCTAGAACATTGTATCCAAATAGTTTATACAACATGCGTAATCGTGTAGCAAATGTATTAGGGCAAGTTTACAATAGTACATTATTACCATTATGGATGACAAGCCAACAGCCTGATACTCCTACTAATCGTGCAGCAGGCATAGCAGGTGGAACATTAGGTTATACTCAAGCATGGGTTATCTGTTATACAAAGCCTGGTTTTGCTGATATAGTTAAAGCTAACATAGAAGAAAATTGGGGTTATACTAGTTATACAACTGGACAAGCACAATTTGTTAAGTATTCATTAAATGAAATCAATTTTAATATTGATAGATTCTCAGTTAATAAGAGTATCACCTACGATTGGGACAATAATTTAAATCCGCCTGCTTGGACGGGTTTACCTAGTGCTAACCCTGTACCAAATCCTCTTAACAGTCAAGATTTTTATGTGTTATTCCCAAGAGAAACTATTCTTCCGAATAATGCACAATACTAAATATATATATAACGGAATAAAACAATGAGTACCATAAACACAAATTCAATCAATGTAAACTATCCAGTGCCTGGTGTTAACAATAACAGTCAAGGGTTCAGAGATAACTTTGCATCTATCGTTACCAACTTAAACACAGCTGGAACTGAAATCACAGATTTACAAAACAAAGTAGTAGTTAAACAAGCGTTAACTGGAACTACATTAAACAATGATATGGCTAATACTCTTATTAGCAATGCAAGTGTTAGAAGTTTTAGATCAACTACATACAATTTGGGCAATGCATTAGCCGGTACTGTGTTAGTTGATACTAGTTTAGGTGATGTTCAATATGGTGCAGTAGCATCAAACACTACGTTTAACTTTGGTAGTTGGGCACCTGCCGGAACACAAGCTAATGTACAATTAAACATATCAGTATCTAATTCATTAGCAGTAATTACTTTCTCCGGTAATATTGTAGTAGCAAATGCTAACAACAACGGTATTAGCACACTTGAGAATTTCTCTAATATAGGTGGATTAGTTACAGTAACTGCTCCTGCAGGGGTAACGCAACTTAATTACTTAATTACTACTACTGATTGTGGCAATACATTATATATTAGCCCAATCAATAGACCAAGAGCAGCCACACAAATACAGCAAAGAATTGTTCCACCAACTGGATTGCAAGGTGATGTAACAGGCGATGTGGCAGTTGGTCCATCATTTAATCAATTGACAATTTCAACTACTAACGCAGCAGATTACTTTAGTGTTAGTGATACTACTCAATTGTATACTGATTTGCCTGTGATATTTACTGGCACTAGTATTGAAGCTAATATCACAGCAGGCACTACATACTATGTTAGAAATGTGTCTGCTAATACATATTTTACTGTTTCAACAACTATTGGTGGTGCAAATGTAAACTTAGCAGGTGGTTCTGGAACTATGTATGCTAATCCAGTATCATATGTATATGTAGCTACTGATTCATATAATGCTACCGCATGTGTTACTAGTGTTACTAGCACAACTAGCAGCGGTAATGTCATTACATTATCAGGTAATTTGTCTAGTATAACAAGTGCAGTAAATGAACCTATAATATTTAACGGCAATATAGGTGGATTAATATCAAATACAGTTTATTATATTAAGACAGTATCTAGCCCAAACATTACAGTTAGCCAATCAAGAACAAACGGTGTAGCCGGAACAACTGTTGCAGTCAGTTCAAATTCAACTGCTACTACCGCAACATATTATGTAGGTAGTGATATATGGCAGAGAATTGCATTGACACCTTGGTAAATAATAAAAGGTATAATTAATGTCAACGGCTAATTCTTCAATAAAAATAACGCAGCTACCAAATATAGGCAATGCATTAGCAGCCAATACGTTGTTGCCTGTGGTAAATTTAGCCGGTACTGCTATAACACAAAAAGCAAATGTACAAATTATAGGTAATTTAATATTATCAGGTGCAGGTGGTGAGAATTTTGTACCGGCAGCATTGTCAGAGTTAGCATATACTGTAGCAAATAATGAACAACCAAACATAACAAGTGTTGGTATATTAAGTAATGTAGAAGTTAGCGGCAATGCTACTTTTGGTAATATTACTGTAGAAGGTAGTAGTGAGTTAGGCAATTCAGCAACAGCAAATTATTTTATTGGTGATGGTAGTTTAGTATCTAATGTAACAACTGCAAAACAACTTGTTCGTGGTGGCACTAATGTTTATCTAATGGATAACGGCCCTGTATTAATTAGTGTTTCTACTGTTCCTAATGTAGTTAAGATAACTGACACTGGCATGAATGTTTTTGGAACATTGCAAGTCAGTAGTAATGCTAATACATCTAACTTAGGTGTTTACAATTTAGTAGTAGCAACAGAAGCAAATTTAGGTGATGTCGGTAACGTAATAATAACAGGTGGTACAACAGGACAAGTATTAAGCACCGATGGTTTAGGTAATTTAAATTGGATTACTGGATCTAATATAGCCGGCGCTACTGGTTTAACTGGTGCTACTGGTGCAAATTCTATTATACCGGGCGCTACTGGTTTAACTGGTGCTACTGGTATAGGTAGCACTGGCGCTACTGGTCCAATTGGTTATCAAGGTGCAACTGGATATACAGGTACTACAGGTAGTACTGGATTAACCGGTAGTAGTGGTAGTACTGGATTACCCGGTAGCACAGGTGGTGTTGGTGCTACAGGTACAAAAGGTACTACTGGCGCTACAGGTGCGACTGGAGCAACTGGCGCTACAGGAGCAACAGGAGCTACTGGTTTAACTGGCGCGACTGGTGGCATAGGTTTTCAAGGTGCCACTGGATTTACAGGTAGTACCGGTAGTACTGGTGTAACAGGTAGTACAGGCTTAGATGGAACCACAGGTGCTACAGGTGCAACTGGATTAACAGGTGCAACAGGTATCAAAGGAACAACTGGTAGTACCGGCTATATAGGAACAACAGGTGCTACAGGTGCTACTGGTGTACAAGGAACTACTGGTGCAACAGGTGCTACTGGGTATATAGGAACAACTGGCGCAACAGGTGCAACTGGCATACATGGATCAACCGGTGCTACCGGCATACATGGATCAACAGGTGCTACTGGTTACAATGGAGCAACAGGTGCCACTGGGTTAGGTGCAACAGGTGCTACCGGAGCAGGTGCAACAGGTTCAACTGGTATAACTGGTGCTACTGGACCAGCAGGATCTACTGGCTATGGAACAGTAGGTGGCACTGGAGCAACAGGTCCTAGATTGCCATCAGATGCACCGCCGGTTACTGGGGCTACTGGAGCATATTACGAAGGTGTTGTATTAGGAACTACCCCAAGTACATCAACAATAGTATTATCAATCAATATACCTGCAGCGGGAACATGGAGTCTGTTTACTCAAGTAAGTGCTTCATTAGGAATAGATCAACAATGTACCTATGCTTTGTTTAATAACTTAGGTGTATTAGTAGCAAATACTGAGGGTAAAGCTGGATATATAGATGGTGTATTATTTCAAGGTCAAGGAACAAGCAGATATACAGTTACAACAACAAGTGCAGTAACATACACAGTACGAGTATGGGGATCGGGACTTTATCCTGGAGTTAACAGTATTAATAGTAATATCAATGGCAGAACATTTGCTAATTGGTTTCAATTGACAGGTGGATATGTAGGTGCAACTGGTGACGTAGGTGCAACTGGCGCTAGTATAAAGATTATTGGTGATGTGCTTACGGTAGGATTAGATCCACAAGCAACATTAAATGCTGCTTATCCTAGTGCTGTTGAAAATGACGGTGTAATTGCTGAAGATACTGGTAATCTTTGGGTATTGACTAACACAATATGGGTTGATGTAGGGAGAATACAAGGCCCACCGGGTACTACAGGGGCAACTGGATATGAAGGAACGACAGGTGCAACTGGCGCAACTGGCTACGACGGTGCGACAGGTGCAACAGGATTAGGAAGTACTGGTGCTACAGGTGGATATGGAAGTACAGGTGCTACTGGTATATATGGAAGCACAGGTGCTACTGGTATATATGGAAGTACTGGTGCTACTGGCGAATATGGAAGTACTGGTGCAACCGGTGAATATGGAAGCACAGGTGCTACCGGCTATATAGGAACAACGGGTGCTACTGGCGCTACTGGTGTTGTAGGTACTACAGGTGCTACAGGTGCAACAGGTTATACAGGCACTACTGGTGCTACAGGCGCTACTGGGGCAACAGGTGAAATAGGTAGTACAGGTGCGACAGGTGCTACCGGATATCAAGGTGGTACAGGAGCAACAGGATATATAGGTAGTACAGGAGCAACAGGAGCTACTGGTGCAACCGGTGAAATAGGTAGTACAGGAGCTACTGGTGCAACAGGTTATATAGGTAGTACAGGTGCTACAGGAGCAACGGGAGCGACTGGCGCAACAGGAGCAACTGGTAACATAGGTAGTACTGGGGCTACTGGTGCAACAGGTGCTACAGGTAACATAGGTAGTACAGGGGCTACGGGTGCAACAGGTATACAAGGAACGACAGGTGCTACAGGAGCTACTGGCTATATAGGAACAACTGGCGCAACAGGTGCCACTGGTGTTGTAGGTACTACCGGTGCTACAGGAGCAACAGGTTATACAGGTAGTACAGGTGCAACCGGTGCAACTGGAGCGACTGGTTATACAGGAACTACTGGTGCTACAGGTGCAACAGGAGCGACTGGTGCAACAGGTTATACAGGAACTACTGGTGCTACTGGTGCAACGGGAGCGACTGGTGCAACGGGAGCAACGGGAGCGACTGGTGCTACAGGTTATACAGGTGCAACAGGAGCGACTGGTGCAACGGGAGCAACTGGATTAGGTAGTACTGGTGCTACTGGTGCTACTGGTGCTACTGGTGCTACTGGTGCTACTGGTTACACTGGATCAACAGGCGCCACTGGTGCTACGGGCGCAACAGGCGCAACAGGTGCTACTGGTTATCAAGGTGCTACAGGTGCTACTGGATACACTGGAACAACTGGTGCTACAGGTTTAGGCTCCACTGGTTCTACTGGATTTACAGGTGCAACAGGTGCCAATGGTACTAGTACAAGTTTATTCTTGTATAGAGCAAACACTGGCTCAACGTCAGGCTATCCTGGTGATGGTGATATTCTTTGGAATACTGTTACTCAAATTGATGCAACTTCAATCAACATTAGTCATTTGACTGATGATAATACTGATATTGATATATTCTTGTCATTACTATCTGCGACAGAAACCATTCTTATACAAGATCAAAATAATAGTGCTAATTATCAAAATTTCATTATTACAGGGTCACCCACAAATGTAAATCCTGGTGCACCAACTAGCTATTGGGTAGTACCAGTTGATTCAACAAGTTCAGGTGGTACTGGTACTACCAACTTTGCTAATAATCACGCATTGTTCTTAGCATTAGTTAATGGTATTCAAGGTGCTACAGGACCACAAGGGTCAACAGGTGCACAAGGAACAACAGGTGCTACTGGAGTAGAAGGTATTGTTACACAAGCGACTCCACCAGCAAATACTAATGTATTGTGGGTTGATACAACAGTTAACGGCTCAGAAGGCGCAACAGGATTAACAGGCACCACTGGTGCTACTGGATATAGAGGTAGCACTGGCGCAACTGGTGCTACAGGCGCTACTGGAGCAGGCGCAACTGGTGCTACTGGAGCAACCGGCGCTACTGGATACATAGGAACAACAGGCGCAACAGGTGCCACAGGCGTTGTAGGGACTACAGGTGCAACTGGTGCAACTGGATACATTGGAACAACAGGAGCAACTGGTGCTACTGGTATACAAGGAACAACGGGTGCTACTGGCGCAACAGGTGCTACTGGCGCAACAGGTTATCCAGGTGGCACCGGCGCTACAGGCGCTACAGGAGCAACTGGTTATATAGGCACAACTGGTGCTACTGGGGCAACGGGTAATGTAGGTACTACTGGTGCAACTGGTGCAACTGGATACATTGGAGCAACTGGTGCAACGGGTGCAACGGGTAATGTAGGCACAACGGGTGCTACAGGGGCAGCAGGTGCAACAGGTCTAACGGGTGCTACTGGTGCTACAGGTGCCACTGGCACAATAGGTAGTACAGGTGCAACTGGCGCTACCGGTGCTACAGGCACAATAGGTAGTACAGGTGCAACTGGAGCAACGGGCGCTACTGGTACAATAGGTAGTACAGGTGCAACTGGAGCAACAGGTACAATAGGTAGTACAGGTGCAACTGGCGCAACGGGTGCTACTGGTTTAGGAGCAACAGGTGCTACTGGTCCAGTTGCAGGATCTAACACACAAGTTATATTTAATGACGCAGGTAGTGCCAATGGTAATGCTAATTTAACATTCGACAAAACATCAAGCCTATTAACAGTTACTGGTAATATATCAACTAGCGGTAATCTAACTTTCAGTTCAACCGGACAACGTATATTAGGTGATTTTAGTAATGGAACTATTGCAAACCGTGTGGCATTTCAAACAACCACAGCAAATACTAACACAGTGCTTGAAGTTATACCCAATGGTACTGGAACATCAGCAACTATAAATTTAGAATCTGATTCTGCTTTATTAAATTCAAGTTTGCTTACTGTGCAATTGAATGGTGGAACTGATGCTCGACTAACGTCTGGTCTTCGTGGCACAGGCACGTATTTGCCGATGAATTTCTACACCGGTGGAAGTGAGCGAATGCGTATTACTACCGCCGGGTATGTGGGGATTCAAAATTCTACACCAGCTGCACCTTTACATGTTGGTCCAGTTGCGAGTGGTGCAATTAACGGATATACAAGATTTGCGGTAGAAGCCCCTGATTACGCAGTTGCTACATGGAAATCTCCAGCAGCAAACTTTAGTCAAATTATCTTTACTGACCCGACAACTACAAATCTTGGTGGTATTAATTTCTTTAATTCAACTAATGCTACACCAAATGCAATGGCATTTTATACCAGTGCCAGTGAGCGTATGCGTATCGATTCCAGCGGCAACGTGGGGATTGGTACTACTACACCTAACTTTCAAATATCTTTTGGGGCCAATATTGGTAAGACACTAGCTGTGTTTGAGAATGCTGGTACAAGCGTTTACGGCATTGGGATGGGAGGTGCCGGAACTGGGGGTAATCCGTATCGTACTAAATTATTTGCTAATGGCACTGAATATGCATCTATTACTGATGCCGGTGTTTTTTCATTCAACTCAGGTTACGGTTCAGCGGCCACTGCATATGGTTGCCGCGCATGGGTGCAATATAATCAGTCTGCGGCAATTGTAGGTTCAGGAAACGTGTCTAGTATTACTGTTATAACAACAGGTGATGTCAGAGTGAACTTCACAACAAACATGCCTGATGCAAATTATTCTGCTGTTGCTACCACCAACGAAAGCGGTGGCGGCCCAAAATGGTGCAATGCAACTCAACCTGCCGTCAATAACATACGTATAGTGACTTTCAATGCAGACCAATCAAAAGGTTGGTTTGAATATAACTTTGTTGCTGTGTTTAGATAAGGAAAATTATGTCAAAGGTAATTATACATGAATCAGAAACAGGTGGTGTCACATTAGTGATACCTGCACCTAATTGTGGTATTTCTATTGAAGAAATCGCACGTAAAGATGTACCAGCTGGAATTCCCTATCACATCATTGATAGGTCACAAATACCAAACGATTTTGAGTTTTATGATGCTTGGGAAGCAGATTTTGCTAACCCCGATGGTTACGGGATTGGTTCAGAAGCATGGCACTTAGAACAGGAGCAAAAATGATCACTATCAATATAGATAAAGCTAAAGAAATTACTAAAACTCGCTTGCGAAAAGAACGTGGCCCGTTGCTTACTATACAAGATGTAGCATTTCAACGTGCGTTAGAAACAGGTGCCGACACTTCTGCAATCGTAGCTGAAAAACAAAGACTACGAGACATAACCAACTTAGCAGATATAGCTACAACCATTGACGAACTAAAGGCTATAACCGTTACGCAATAAATATATAATAAAGAAATAACTAAATGTCAGTACTAAAATATTATAACACTACCACTAGTCAATGGGTTCCAGCATCACTTGGTAATCAAGGTACAACTGGGGCAACGGGTGCTACTGGATTAGGTGCCACTGGTGCTACTGGAACAATAGGTAGTACTGGGGCAACGGGTGCTACTGGATTAGGTGCCACTGGCAGTACTGGTTATATTGGAAGTACAGGAGCAACAGGTGCTACTGGTTATATTGGAACAACAGGTGCTACAGGTGCTCAAGGTATAATAGCGCAATCAACTGCACCAGCAAATACAAACATACTATGGGTTGATACTACTGCTACAGGATCAGCAGGCGCTACAGGCCTAACGGGTGCTACTGGTGCAACTGGTACACGAGGTAGCACAGGCGCAACGGGTGCTACTGGTGCTACTGGATTAGGTAGTACTGGCGCTACAGGCTTTCAAGGAACAACTGGTGCCACTGGCGCTACAGGATATGTTGGAACAACAGGTGCTACAGGCGCTACTGGTGTTGTAGGAACAACTGGCGCTACAGGAGCAACAGGTACAATAGGTAGTACAGGTGCAACAGGCGCTACGGGTACTATAGGTAGTACAGGTGCAACAGGCGCTACGGGTACTATAGGCAGTACAGGTGCATCAGGTGCAGATGGAGACAAATATTCTACTACATCAAATACATCATTTACTTTAGGTAATTCTGGTAATCAAACTATTACAGTAGTTGATTTAAATGTTGATTATACTACCGGACAAGATATTATTGTAGCGTATAATGTAAGTAACATTCAATATGGAACTGTAATCAGTTATACCCCGGGCACAGGTGCATTGTTATTTGTTAAAAATACTTTTACTGGTTCAGGTACATATGCTGCCTGGTCTGTAAACTTAGCAGGCGCAGTAGGTATTCAAGGTGCTACTGGTGCTACTGGCTATACAGGAGCATCAGGTGCTACAGGTGCCACTGGTACAATAGGTAGTACTGGTGCAACAGGCGCTACTGGTTATATAGGTAGTACTGGTGCTACTGGTGCAACAGGTGTAGTAGGAACAACAGGTGCTACTGGTGCTACTGGATATGTAGGTACAACTGGCGCAACGGGTGCAACTGGCGCACAAGGAACAACAGGTGCAACTGGATATGTAGGTACAACAGGGGCCACTGGTGCAACAGGTGTACCGGGTATTGTGACACAAGCAACAGCACCAGCAAATACAAGTATACTTTGGGCTGACACATCTGTAACAGGATCGTATGGCGCAACAGGTGCAACAGGTACGATTGGTAGTACTGGAGCAACTGGGGCAACAGGTGCAACTGGTACAATAGGAAGTACAGGTGCTACCGGAGCAACAGGTGCAACTGGTACGATTGGATCTACT